CATTGACTTAGAGCTATGACAAGCCTGGTGGCGGTAGTGATCGGGGAGTGTCTTGATCGTTGCAGCGTAGAACAGTCGGCAGTTCCTATGGGTCGCGGGTTCGATTCCCGCCGCTGCAACATCCAATTATCCACTTTTATCAGCGTTTCGATAAAACACGCCGGACGGGATCAGCAATGACCGCACCTTCCGACCTGATGCCGGGTTGCGACGGCGAACGGGTATCGCCCGATGGACGCATCGGGAGTGGTGGTAAGCATGACGGCGGGAAAGACCGCACTATTCCGCATCAAATCCACCCCCCATAAAAATATTGCGCTTGCAATTATTTACGCCCCCCTGTAATCTGCATTTGTCCGCTGATGTTGGCGGCATTGGTTAATTTTTGGGGGATTTTTATGGAAAACACGGATTACCTGAACTTTGTGCGCGGCAAGATTTCCATGGCCAAGTTCAACGGATTCGAGGTGGATGACGCGGACATTTCGCCAATCCTCAAGCCGCATCAACGCGACATCGCCAAGTGGGCGGTTCGCGGTGGATGCCGGGCTATTTTCGCCGCGTTCGGCTTGGGCAAGTCGGTCATGCAGATTGAGACTTTGCGCCTTATCCATGCTCGCGCAGGTGGCAAGGTGCTTGTCATTTGCCCGCTTGGGGTCCGACAGGAGTTTCGCCGCGACGCTCAAATGCTTGGCGTCCGGTTCGAGTTCATTCGCCGCGAATCCGAAATGACGCCAGATTGTGACTTTTACCTGACGAACTATGAATCGGTGCGCGACGGCAAGCTGGACGTGAATATTTTTACAGCCGTCTCGCTTGATGAGGCTTCCGTATTGCGCTCGTTCGGCAGCGATACCTATCAGACGTTTTTGCAGGTGTTCAAGACGGTCAAGTACCGCTTTGTGGCCACCGCTACGCCATCGCCAAACCGGTTCAAGGAGTTGATTCACTACGCCGGTTTCCTGGGCATCATGGATACCGGGCAGGCTCTCACGCGGTTCTTCAAGCGCGATTCGACAAAGGCCAATAACCTGACGCTCTACCCGCACAAAGAGCGCGAGTTCTGGCTGTGGATGAGTTCGTGGGCCGTATTCATCAGCAAGCCGTCTGACCTGAAATACGACGACACCGGCTACGACCTGCCGCCGCTGAACGTCATTTACCACGAATTGCCCACTGACCACGCAGGAGCTGGCAGCAACCGCGACGGGCAGGGATTCCTGTTCCGTGATACAGCCATGGGCCTGTCATCGGCAGCGGCGGAAAAGCGCGACAGCCTGGAGGCTCGGGTTGCAAAGACAGTCGAAATTGTCAACGCATCGCCGGACGACCACTTCATCATCTGGCATGACCTGGAAACCGAACGCGCCGCGATACAGAAGGCCTTGCCGGAGTCGGTTGGCGTATGGGGTTCGCAAGACTTGGATGAGCGGGAAAAGCGCATCATCGGCTTCAGTGACGGGGATTTCCGCATCCTGTCCACCAAGCCGGTGCTGGCCGGATCTGGCTGTAACTTCCAGCGTCATTGTCACAAGATGATCTTTACCGGCATCGGGTACAAATTTAATGATTGGATTCAGGCCGTGCACCGCATCGCCCGCTTCATGCAGCCGCATCAGTGCGTGATTCACATCATCTACACCGAAGCCGAGCGCGACGTACTCAAAGTCCTGAACGAGAAATGGACACAACACAATCACATGGTGGAAAGCATGACCAACATCATCCGCAATTACGGCCTGAATCATATCCAGATGGCTGAAGAACTGACGCGCTCCATTGGCGTTGACCGCATCGAGGTGTCCGGCCAGGGCTGGACTGTGGCAAACAATGATTGCGTCATTGAGGCGCGTCGCCAGCCGGAAAATCACGTTGACCTGATCGTGACCTCTATCCCGTTCGCGAATCACTACGAATACACCCCGTCATACAATGACTTCGGCCACACTGAAAACAACGACCATTTTTGGGAGCAAATGGATTTCCTGACGCCGGAACTGTTGCGCATCCTCAAGCCGGGCCGCATCTACGCTTGTCACGTGAAAGACCGCATCTTGTTCGGCAATGTGACCGGGGCAGGCGCTCCGACTGTTTCCCCATTCCACTGCGAGGCGACATTTCACGGCCTGAAGCATGGTTTCGACTATATGGGCATGATTACCGTCATCACGGACGTGGTGCGCGAAAACAATCAAACGTACCGGCTGGGGTGGTCAGAGCAGTGCAAGGACGGCACAAAAATGGGCGTAGGCTCGCCGGAATACATCATCCTGTTTCGCAAGCCGCAGACTGACCGGACGCGGGGTTACGCTGACGAGCCGGTCAAGAAATCAAAACAGGAATACACCCGCGCACACTGGCAGGTTGATGCTCATGCGTTCTGGCGTAGCAGCGGAAACCGGATGATTACAGCGGAAGAAATGGCGGGTTATGGCCCTGACAAGCTGGCCAGCATGTTCACAAAGTACAGCCTGCAAAACGTGTACGACTACGAGCATCATATCAAGCTGGGTGAAGACTTGGAGCTTCGCGGCGCTCTCCCGTCCACGTTCATGTCCCTTGCGCCAGGCTCGCATCATCCGGACGTGTGGCATGACATCAACCGGATGCTGACACTCAATTCTGACCAGTCGCGCCGGGCCGTTGAGCAACATGTATGCCCGCTTCAGACAGATATCGTCAAGCGCCTCATTGAGCGTTACAGCAACAAAGGCGAGTTGGTTTATGACCCGTTCTGCGGGCTTGGGACTGTTCCGTATTGCGCGCTGGAGATGGGCAGGCGCGGGCAGGGAAGCGAGTTGAATCCGGGGTATTTCATGGATTCCGCCTACTACCTGAAGAGCATGGAGCAGAAGGTCAACAGTCCGAAACTGTTCGATTTCGAGGAAGACTGATAGTACAATAGCGATGCTGTCGAGGCGTGGAAACCGAGTCAGCATCCATTGAATGTGCCGGGCAAAAGCAAGGCTTTTGGTCTGTACCGTGTTTCACTTTATCGCGCCGCCCGGCACATTCCGCGATACTGTGGATTTCCACCACGGCACAGAACCAAAGGCCTTTTTTATTGAGGTCGCCATGGCGCGAATCCGTACCATCAAACCAGAGTTTTGGACGTCTGAACAAGTCGTCGAATGCTCGCCGATCGCTCGACTACTGTTCGTCGGAATGTGGAACTTTTGCGACGATGGCGGGAATCACCCGGCCAGCGCAAAAACACTCAAGATGCAAATCTTTCCCGGCGACGACATAGCCGCAAGCCAAATCGAATCCTATATTTCCGAACTGCTGAGCAGCGGTCTTTTGTCTGAATACACCGCAGAAGGCCGTAAATACTGGCATGTGACCGGATGGAAGCACCAAAAAATCGACAGACCTTCGTATAAACATCCACGACCATTCGTCGAATGTTCGTCGAATGATGGTCGAGGACTCGACGACGGCCACCCCCCGGAAGGGAAGGGAAGGGAAGGGAAGGGAATGGAAAGTAATCTTCCCCCTAACCCCCAAGGGGGAGAAGCGGAAGAAGAAAACACGCACCTTTTTTCTGACCCCGATACTCGCCGGTTTTTCGCAATGCCGATGGACTGGAACCCCGACCCTGTTGAACTGCAAAAGTACGTCAATGGGAAGATTCACTCCGGGAAACCGTTGACGCTGGAAACCGTCTTGGGGCATCTTGGGGACTACCGGGAGGCGACCCATGCGAAGGGCGAGAAGCGCACAGAATCGGAATGGTGCCGGGCGCTGGTCAAGTGGGCGCAACGATGCCTGAGCAACCCCGTCAAGCCTGCCAGCAAGCCGCCGACCGAACAGGCACCGCTAGACCTGTACAAGCCAATAATAACCCCGCCGCCATTCTCGAATATGCGCGGCGCACGAGATCCGGAATTGGCCGCAAGAGCCAAGCGCGACCGGGTGGAGTTGTTCCATGGAAAACAATGACGCACCGAAAACACCGCACAGCCTGAGCCTGGAGCAAGCGGTTTTGTCCGGCATCATGTCAGACGGCGAAGGGTGGGATGCAGTTTGTAACGTGATTCAGGAGGTGGATTTCTTCAGCCCGCGTCACCGCGTCATCTGGACGGCCTGTGCGAGCCTGTACGGGTCAAATGTGGCTGTTGACCCACTGACCGTCAGCGACTACCTGAAGACGCACGGACTTGATGCGAGGATGGGCGGTGATGATTACCTGGGCGAGATCATCAAGAACTCACCCGCCACCACGCACAACATTGAAGCCTACGCCGGACGCATCCGCGAGCTGTCCGTCTTGCGGCAACTGTTGGGTGTATCGGAGATTATCGCGGGCAGCATCCTCGCTCCGGACGGCAAGACCGCTGCCGAACTGCTGAGCGATGCCGAGGGCGCAGTCTTGGGCATATCGACCGCACGTGGAGGCATCGGTCGCGAAATCCCGATACATGACAGCAAGTCAATGCTGGCGGAATCATTCGACCGCATGTCGGCCGCAATGGACAGGAAGCCCGGCCAACTGTCCGGAGTGGCTACCGGGTTACGCGGAATGGACGACTGGACGGATGGCTTTCAGTCGGGCGACATGATCGTTGTGGGCGCACGTCCGAGCATGGGGAAGACTACCTACGGCCTGAACATCGCTGAGGCGGCGCTATTCTCGCAACCGTTGCCGGTCGTGATATTTTCGATGGAGTCGCCAAGCTGGCAGATTATCAACCGGATGCTGGCCATGCGCTCCGGTGTGCCGATGAGCAAGATTCAGCGCGGATGGTTCGAGGCTGACGAATACCAGCGCGTATCGAACGCCACAGCCGATATCAAGACGCGGCAGTTCCTGGTCTGCGATCAGGGCAGCATGTCGCCGAATGACATGCGGGCCGTATGCCGCCGAATCGCCCGGCAGCATGGCGGCATCGGGATGATGATGTTCGATTATTTCCAGAAGTCCCGGAGCAATCGCAGCGACGACCGTCGCACGACAAACGACATTCTGACGGAGGTCAGCGCCGACATTAAGGGCCTGGGCATGGAGTACAAATGCCCGACTGTGGTTTTGTCGCAACTGTCGAAAACATGCGAGCGCCGACCGAACAAGCGCCCGATGAATAGCGACCTCCGGGACTGTGGCGGCATTGAACAGGATGCGGATGTGATTATCATGCTGTACCGGGATGAGGTTTATAACCCGACGAACGCTGAAGCGCAGGGGCTTGCCGAGTTGATCGTCACAAAGAACCGCAATGGGCCGACAGGGACGCTTATGACGCGATTTCATGGCGACGTGTTCCGGTTTGCGGACATTGAAAACCAAGACGGGAGGTTTTGACCATGGTCACAGTAAAACGCGAAGGCGGCTATCTGGTTTTCTGGCGCGATGGCGTTGAGTTCTACGATTCTGCGTTTCCCTGTGAGGCCGAAATATGGCAATGGTTCCGTCACATGAATGGCAAGATGTGGTTCCAGGATGTGCGGAAAGCCTGCATTGACCTGATACACGAGTACCACGACGCGCAATGAGCCTACACCGCCACCTAGTCACCTGCCGCCTCTGCCAACTCGAACAAGGCCATTACTGCCCCGCGCTGTCCGAAAAGACGGCCCAGGGTATGCGCGAACGGGCCAGGACTGACCCGGCTGGATTCGCCGAGTACGTCAGCCGGGTTATTTTCGAGAGGATTACGGGGAAAGTTGTTGACGGTGAATAATGCAGGTGCAATACTTGGGGCATCAAAACAAACAACCAGGAGCAACACCATGAACGCAAACACTCAAGCAGCTAAGACCTTCGGCGCAATCGCTTTCGCCTCCGGCATCAAGTGCGCGCCTTGCCTTGATGGAAATATGATGGACATGCTCAAGGGCCGCACGATTGGCGACAAGCGCAGCGCGCAGGAAATGAAAGCGTGGATTTCTGGCTGGACTCAAGCAAGCCTGTCGGCCTAAAAACAACACGGAGCGGCCAGCCGCTCCACGCAACGGGGATTTAGCCATGAAGGTTTTAGTGGCGTGTGAGTATTCGGGGATTGTGCGCGATGCTTTCATTGCGCTAGGCCATGACGCCATGTCGTGCGACTTGCTGCCGACTGAGCATCCTGGACCGCATTACATGGGCGATGTGTTCGACGTGATCGACTATCCGTGGGATTTGATGATTGCCCACCCGCCATGCACTCACCTGAGTGTCAGCGTGGCGCGGCACTTTGCAGTCAAGCGGATGGATGGCAGGCAGCAGGAGGCAGTATCGTTTTTCATGCGGTTGATTCGGCGCAGTGAGCATATCAAGCGGACGGCGATCGAGAATCCGGTGTGCGTCATGTCCGGCATGTACCGCAAACCAGACCAGATTATTCAGCCATGGCAATTCGGGCATGGGGAGACTAAGGCTACTTGCTTGTGGCTGAGGGGCTTGCCTCCCCTTGTGCCGACGAACATCGTCGGCGGGCGCGATGACCGCATCCACAAGATGCCGCCATCGCCTGACAGGTGGAAAGAGCGCAGTAAAACGTATCAGGGCATTGCGGACGCCTTTGCCGCACAATGGAGCATTTGACATGAGATCATGGGAACAACGCGAATCTGCGCGGACGGGTAAGCCTGTTCCGCAAGTGCTGGCCGAACTTGAGCAACAAGGCGGCGGCAAGTGGGAAACCATCGGCCTGCTGGCGAACATGACGCATCAAGCCGCGCATCGGATGTTTGTCCGCAACGGCATCCAGAAAAAACCGGTGCACAGTTTTGAGTTTCGCGGCGTGACGGCCAGCATGGTTCAGCACTGCAAAACGCACGGCTTGAGCTATTTCAACGTCAAGGAATATGCGCGTCGTCACAATCTGGGCCATGCTGAGGCGATGGAGTGCTACCTGTCCGGCCAGGTTCGGAAATATCACTGGGGGGTGCCGCAATGACCGACCCCGTAAACAACCCCGCCCACTACTGCGGGCATCCGAGCGGAATCGAGTGCATCCAGGTCACGCGCCATCTGAGTTTTAACCGGGGCAATGCGTTTAAATACATTTTCCGGCACAGGAGCAAAGGCGCACCGGCTCAAGACCTGCAAAAAGCCTTGTGGTACATCCGCGACGAGATCAGGCACAAGGGCCGCATTGTCAATCCGAACGAGTATCGCCGCCGTGCGCTGCGGAAAATACTGGACGCCACGCCGGAAACCTGGGAGGCGCTTTGTTATCTCAGCCTGTGCACAGCTGGAACATTTGCGCTGAAAACGGCGGAACAGGCGCTGATGGAGCATATCGGGGCGCAATCATGATCGTTATGTCGGACGGCGGCGGGACAAACAGCATGGCCATGCTGATCGGGTTGCGTGATGCTGGGGTCGTGCCTGATGTAATCGTGTTTGCGGATACCGGTAGCGAGAGGCCGCATACGTATGAATACATGCATGTTAAACGCGAATGGCTCAAGCGCAACGGATTCCCGGATCTGACGGTTGTCCGCAATACCAACAAGCACGGCCAGGAGCAAACACTGGAGCAGGACTGTCTGAATCGGGGCGCATTGCCGAGCATTGCCTACGGATTCAAGTCCTGTTCGCAAAAGTTCAAAATCCAACCGATTGACAAGTTTCTGAATCATCACCCGATGGCGCTGGATGTTTGGAAAAACGGCGGAAAGGTCACAAAATTAATAGGCTACGATGCGGATGAATCGCACCGGGTACGCGATTACGACGACTATAAATACACGGTGGCCTACCCACTGCTTGATTACGGATGGGGTCGGGCTGATTGTGTGGTTGCAATCAAAAACGAGGGATTGCCATTGCCAGGGAAGTCATCCTGTTTTTTCTGCCCGAACATGCGGCGCGGTGAGATACTGGAGTTACATGCGCTGCATCCGGATCTGGCTGCCCGCGCCATCGCCATTGAGCAAAATGCCGACCTGTCGTCGGTCAAGGGGCTGGGGCGCTCCTGGTCGTGGGGGGCGATGCTGGCCACGCCTGACATGTTCGCGGATCATGTCGAGAAGCCAATGCCGTGCGGATGCTATGACGGAGGTGAGTCATGATGATTCTGGATTGCGTCGAACTGCCGTATCCGCCATCGGTCAACCACTACTGGGAAGCCTGCGTCTACAAAAAACGCGGAAAACTTGTCAGAGGCCGCAGGAAGTCCGAGAAGGCGCTACAGTTCATTGAAGCCATGAAGATACTGGCAAGCAGAAAAAACGCCGTAATCGGGCGCGTTGGCGTCTTGCTGCGTGTGTTTTTCCCTGACAATCGGGTTCGTGACTTGGACAACCTGCTGAAAGGCGTTTTGGATGGGCTTGTTGCTGCCGGTGTTATGCTGGACGACAGCCAGATACATGACCTGCGGGTCATCAACTCGGGAGAAATTGTGAAGGGCGGAAAGATTCAGGTTAGCGTATGGGGGATGGACGAATGAAAAAACCACTCCAACACCAACCATTCGCCGCCTTCCGCGTCACTCCGTCCGGCATTGAAGGCCAAATACGCCACGAAAACGGATGCGCCCGGTACTGCACGAAGCCGCATAACTGGAAAGTCACGGCGGTTATTCGGTACGAGTGCGACAACGGAATTACTGAGGACGTGGTCAAGTTCGAGGCAAAGAAGGCCATGCCAACCGATTTCACGGCGGACATGTACAAGCATCTGAACGACCGCATTGCAGGGCGTAAATGGTATTTCGCGAGGGTGACATGTCGCCCGATACTGAGCTGATGCAGCCGGAGTTGTTCGGCCAGGATGAGCCGCCATGCCCGGGCTATGACGTTTGCCCGATTGGCGCATGTGGCTGCCGTTGGCTAGGGCTTGGCACTCCGTTCGCCAGCGATGTAAAAAAGCCAGACTTGCCAAACCCTCCGGACGAGGGCTAATATCCAATCATCCCCTTCCCGGTCAAGGCCGGGTTTTTTATTCAGAGGCCAACATGATTTCATCGCGTGACCTCAACGAGCTGCATCCCGCCGTCAAGCGCCGCGCCCTGGCCATGATTTCCGCCTGCGATGCTGACGGAATCACGCTGCTCATTACCAGCACATATCGCGACAACGCCAGCCAAGACAAACTTTACGCGCAAGGACGGGGCGGTGCTGTTGGCCCGGTCGTTACCAATGCCAAAGGCGGGCATAGCTGGCATAACTGGCGTCTGGCGTTTGATATTGTCCCAATCGTTCACGGCAAACCATGCTGGAGCACGACCGGCGACGCTGGCCGTCTCTGGCGCAAAATCGGCGACATCGGCAAATCATGCGGGCTGGAATGGGCCGGCGACTGGAAGCGGTTCCCTGAGTTCCCGCATTTCCAATACACCGGCGGGCTGACCCTGGCTGACCTGCAATCCGGGAAAACTCTCAGAGGTGACGCATGAGCGCATCCATGAGCCGCATCAAGAGCAAGCTGAAGCGGCAATCCACATGGTCTGGCATCGGCTTGGTGGCGCTGGCACTGACGCCAGTCTTCCCCGCCTATGCCGCCTACCTGTCAGCTCTTGCCGGTGTATCCGCCGGGCTGAAGCTGATCCTGTCTGAGGATAGTACCAAGGGCGCGGGCAATGCTGGACAAAACTGAGCATGTCCAACACGTAGCGGAGGTGGGCGCGGTGACGGCCAAGGTTACGCCGCCGGTCGTAGTCTCCGGCATGGTGATTGCTGGCTACCCGCTGCAAGACTGGTTGATTGTGCTCACCATCATCTACACAATCATCCAGATTGTGCTGCTGATCCCGAAATTGCGGCAGATGTGGGGGAACCGGTAATGACAACAGGCAGACCGGTGGGGAGGCCGCGCACCAACATTCGAGACCTGCCCGATGGCTGGGAAAACATCATGCGCGAAGCTGCACAAGAAGGCGCAAGTGATGTGGAGGTGCGCTGTCTGCTGGGTATTGGTGAGTCCGGATGGTACACGCTGATCGAAGATGACGAGCAGTTTTGCCGAACCGTAAAAGAGTGCAAGGCCCTTTGTCAGGTCTGGTGGGAGCGCACCGGGCGCAAGATGACCATGGGCGCAGACGGAAACGCCACAGTCTGGATTTTCAACATGAAGAACCGATTCGGATGGAAGGACAAAACCGAGACCGAGCATACCGGCACTGTGCAAGTAACCCAGATCACCCGCCGCATCATCAAGCCGACTCCTGATGGAACTGGTAATTGAGACGCCCGCATGGGCTGAACCACTGCTATATCCTGCCCGGTACAAGGGCGCAAAAGGCGGGCGAGGCTCGGGCAAGTCGCATCTGTTCGCTGAAATGCTCATCGAGGAGCACGCGGCAAACCCGCATCAGCGCTCCGTTTGTATCCGCGAAATCCAGAAATCGCTCCAGTTCTCCGCCCGCGAGCTGCTGAAGCAGAAAATCACGGCGCTTGGCGTCTCGCATCTGTTCGAAGTCACGCTCACCGAGATCCGTTCACGCAACGGCAACGGCATCATCATCTTCCAGGGGATGCAGGATCACACCGCCGACAGCATCAAGTCGCTGGAAGGATTCGACCGGGCATGGGTGGAAGAAGCGCAAAACCTGTCTGCCCGCTCCCTGGAACTGCTGCGCCCGACCATCCGCAACGAGTCATCTGAAATCTGGTTCAGTTGGAACCCCGACCAGCCGGACGACCCTGTTGATAAGTTTTTTGCCGACAGGCCAAAGACCGGACCGGAAGCGTCCGATTTTATCCTCGTGCATGTCAACAGCACGGACAATCCGTTCCTGCCTGAGACGCTGCGCAAAGAACGCGAGTACGACCGGAAATACAACTCCGATTCGTTCGCGCACGTCTGGGAAGGCGGCTACAACAGCAAGTCCGAGAGCCAGATATTCAAGGGCAAATGGCGCGTCGATGAGTTCGATCCGGCGCAAGACTGGCAAGGCCCATATCACGGCCTGGATTTCGGATTTGCCAACGACCCGAGCGCAGCCGTCAAATGCTGGATACACGACAACAGGCTGTGGATTGAGCGAGAGGCCGGACGAGTCGGGCTGGAACTGGACGACACCGCAGGCTATCTGGAGCAGCGCATTCCCGGCATTTGTTCGCATGTCGTCCGCGCTGACTCTGCCCGCCCTGAATCCATCAGCTACCTGAAGCGCCCAGACCAGAACAAACAGCGCCCGCACATGCCACGCATTGAGCCGGTGAAGAAATGGGCGGGAAGTGTCGAGGACGGAATTTCTTTCATCAAGTCGTTCCGCGAGGTCGTCATCCACACCCGATGCGCGGAAATGCAGAAGGAGGCGAGGCTGTACAGTTTCAAGACAGACAAACGGACGGGTGATATACTGCCTGACATCGAAGACGCCAATAACCACTACTGGGATGCTGTCCGCTATGCGCTGGGCGGCATGATCAAGAGTGGCGATACCCCCGGAATGCCAAAAATGCGGATGAACTTCTGATGACCGATAACGTATCATTTGAGCGCGCCGACTATCGCGAGGCTCTGCCGCAGTGGGAAATGGCCCGGGATTTCATTGACGGACAGGCCGCAGTCAAAGCAAAAGGCGTCCTGTACCTGCCAGACCCTAACATGCTCGGCGATGACAGCAACGGCGCAATCTATGCCCGCTACCTGCAACGCGCCTGCCTGTTTCCGGTCGTTGGCCAGACCTGCAAATCAATGATTGGTGCGGCGTTCGGAAAATGGCCGGAACTGTCCACGCCCGCCAACCTGCAATACGTCGACACCGACATTGACGGCAGCGGCATCAGCATTTATCAACAGTCGCAATCCGTCACCGCCGATGTGCTGCGCGCTGGTCGGGCTGCGCTATTTGTCGATTTCCCGGAATCGTCCGGCGCGCTGTCAGTGGCTGACATGCAAACCGGCGCTATCCGGCCCAATGTAATCGCCTATCCGCCCGAAGCCGTCATCAACTGGCGGACGGAAAAAGTCGGGGCGATTAACCGGCTGTCGCTTGTCGTCCTCCGCGAGACAGCGATACAGGCTGGCGATTTCTCGCTGACGGAAGTCGATCAATGGCGCGAGTTGCGGCTGATGGATGGCGTCTATGTCGTCCGGCTGTGGCAGCGCGACACCAACCGGCCCGATGAGCT